GTGAATTGGGATTTCAAATCCAAAAAATCAAATGAATTTTCATTCTGAGAATTACCACTCTCAGCGTTCAATTTGTTTTGCTTTTTGATTTTGTTTTTGGCTGCTTGATATTTATGGCCCCGAATGTTGTTGCATTTTGCGCAAGACCCAACGAGATTTGTAATGTCGTTTGTACCTCCTCGGTCAACTTCGAGCAAATGGTCCGCCTCAACCGCTGGAGCACGTTGACACCAATGACACAACACCGGCTCACCGTTCTCGGGTTGCAATATTCGAGCGCGGTTCTTGCGGTACTCGGCCGATGTGCGAGTGACTCTCTTGCCCGAGGTCATAACGCGCTACCGCCCTCGCTGCGCTCGGTTGCTCTCGGTCTAAATGTGCAATTCATCCACAACCTCCAAGTTGTTTTGGTTCTTTTGTTTTGTTACGCGCTCGAGATTCAAGAGCAGACCTAGCCCAAGTCCCCCGTCGGGGTGCCTCAACCCAACTACCAATTCAATATCCATTTGCCTCGCCGCCTTGCTCAATGTTTTTCGCGTTGCAAACATCGAGCGCGACAATCTACCCACGCTCTCCGTGTGTCTCCCTGACGAATGCAACATCGCGGGCCTTGGTTCTTTAGTTATCAAATAGGTCGGACAGTATCACAACTCACGGTCGCTTTAAGCAATACACAATCCACGCGATTAAGGCCGTTAGCCATAGCGCCATTGCAAACCTCATTGGTTCCGCGTATTCCATATGGCACCCAGCAGAGAGAACACTCCGCTCACAATGAGAAACATAAAGATTTCCACGTCAACCGGCATTGCAATCATTCTTGGATTCCTTTTTTGAGTTTTGTGATGAGCAGATTGGCAGAGGCAACCGATAGTTGTTGGAGGTCAATGCCAGCGATGCTCTCGGTAGATTTCTTGGCAAGGGCCTCAATGAAATTGATTTGAGCCTCAGTTGCCACGCTCAACGCGCCCTCCCCACGGTGAGGGACCTTGGGTTTGGACGCCACCACCGTCATTTGAGGCGTCACTAATGTCACCGTTGGGTTATGTGTCCTCGTTGTTTCGTCGGGTTGGCGGTTGCGTACCTCGTCAAATGATGCAATGCTCCGTTCGATGCCGTAACCCATATAACCCAGCGCCCGCGCCAATGCAGAGGTCGCTGAATTTTGTTGCTCGGAATCACGCGTGAAATTTGTTTTGCCGGGGAACGGCTCAAAATTATATGCTCGCACCGGGAGCGCGTCGTCAACGGTCCGAAACAATGTCACGGTTGCTTGAATGAAATGTCGCTCGCCAATCTTGACAATCTCGGGAGTTTCCTCAACAACTCTCAAGTCGGGCCAATCCTTTAGCGCGGCCACAAGTCGAGTCCGACAATCAATGTAACCGTTGGAATCCCACGTCATCGCACTACCTCAAAAGGGTCCCATTTGTTTAATTGATTCTGGGGTGTGAAATAACAATCCCATTCATCGCGGTAATGCTCCGCCACATTGCACAATTCAAGAGGGAGCCACCCTCGAATTGTTGCGGTGTGGAAATCCTCGGAGAGAGTAACGAGGACATACGGAGCAGACTTGTCATTGGTGTACGTCGTGAGTGACCCGTTGTGTCGCATTGTTGAGCGAACCTCCCAAGTGTCAACGTCGTTTCGGTATTTGTTGTAGGTCGGGTCATAGTCGTATTGGCTGCCTAACGAATAAGCAACGGCGAGTTCACCCAGACGGCCCACAAAATGCGGACGGACTTGACCCTCTTTCCAAGGTTTGCGACGAACGTGGCCGGCGGCGTCCTCTTGCGCGTCAATGACCAACGCTAATTCGTGGCACGTCTCAATGTCATATTTGCTGAGGAAAACGGCGTTATTCATATTCCGAACCGCGCAATTTGATTTTGCAAATGTTCGTTTTCGCGAGCGAGTTCGTTGAGCCGCGCATTTTGATTCATAATTTGTTCGGTAAGTTTGACGATATGGTCGCGCCATTCGTGGACCGTTTGGTTTTGAACTTGATTCAACGAATCTGCTTCCACTATCCAATGGGCAATGAGCCATAGTCTCTCGCTCTGGACGGTGTTGCCATTGTGGAAACTCTCATTGGCAAAATCCTCGAGCCAACCTACGTTGTCGGGTATGTTCATTTCACTCCTTTATGTCGGAAAAGGTTTTTGGATAGTAGCACGGTATCGAATGGGTGTGGGGGATACTAAGGCCGATAAATAGTAGAGCGTTTGCCATTGGACAAACGGCCCGTTGGGTCACCGATTGAATGAGCCGCGCAACCCCAACCGTAGTATCCAACCCCGGGTGATTTGCCCCAGCCGTGGACAACCCGGAGAGCGACAATGATTTGTTGGGCAATCGTTGCATCACCGCCACGCTTCGGCATTGTCTTATCTCCCCGGGTGTAGTCATTCCACGTTTGACGGTGAATGCCTAGTCCGCCCTCATAGTTTGCCGTGTTGCGCGACCAACGAGGCAATTGTCCGCGTCCCCAACCCGTTTCGCATTTGGCGAGCGCGTACCAATAAGCGATTGGCGGGTCCGGTGGCAACGGTCGGTTGTGCGCGAGTGCTGCGCCGGGTGTCAATGTAAGCGCGACCAAAATGACCGCAATGCAACGCTTAATCGAGCGTCAATTCTGTCGGGTCGGACCAACCGTCATTGCTTAATTTTCGCAATGAGAGCGTTGCAATTTCTAGTTGACCGCTCTGGTCGTTCCTAAAGAGTTGGACAAGTACGCGCTGCCCATTGTCAAGCACTCCGCGCAATTCCTCATAGATTATTGTTCCTACCATTGAGACTCCTTTTGTCGGGTCTAACGAACCTACCCAATCGGTCTAGGCCGTTGGTGGCAATTGGTTTTCGCCCTTTATGGGTAGGGGATTGAGGCCCACGCCCGAGCAAATTTGGCGGCGTCCTTGCTCATTGCTTCATCCAACTCAATATGGAGCCACGTCGGGGTCCCTTGATATGAACCGGCAGATTCGGCGTCGCTTGAATGGATGCGGACCCCTAGTTTTGACTCACCGCGGCTGCACTTATACGTCGCCCCATACGTTCCGTAGGCGTACCAATTGACGAGCGAAATCCCCAGCGTCTCGGAATTGTGCAAAAGGAAATCCCAGATGACTCGCGCTAGTGCTTCGTTTTCTTTTTCGGTTTTCTTGATGCCATAGTCGCAATCCCACGCGTTACCCACGGCGTGAACCGATTTGATTGGCGGCGTTACGTTGCGATTCATATTCCGATTGACATAATCACCTAGCGACCGCGTACCCCAACGCGCTTTTGACAACTCAATGAGTTTTGTGATGCCGGGAGAAACTTGTTTTCCGTCCCAAGCGACGTTGTAGGGGTACGGTCTAGGACTCATTATCTTTTGGACCAAACATTTTCGGAGAGTCTTGTCGAGTTTTGGCCGCCACGCCATTTCCGATGCCATAGAACACAATTGCCGAAATCATCGGGAGGCCCGCATTTTGGTCAATTGAGTTCGTCGCAAGTAGGACCGTGATGCAGATAAGCGCGACAAGCAGAATAAGCGCCTTTGGTGGATTGGAGATAATCACGATGGGCCAATGTCTTCAACCAAAATAAAAGTTGGCAATGTTGCAACTGACGTAAAAGTAATACTTCCAGTACCTCCAGCGCCAAGCGAGCCAACAAGTTTTAAAGTAACTGAACCAGCCGAAAAAGTGCCAATATACAAGCCGTTGATAGTTGCGCCCGAACCTAGAGTACCCAAATTGGTTGTTGCGTATTGCAAAATAGTTGCACCGTTGTTAAGAGTAACTGTGCCCGGAGCGTTTGCAACTGTAGGCCCGCCGTAAGTCTGATAGGTAACTTTATAATTTCGGTTTGCAAGCGCAGTCCAAGTAACCGTTGCGCCTGTCAAGTCTGTTGCAGTTGTAATTCCTGCTTGCGCCATTGTTGTAGTTTTGGTCATTGCCACAGTTGAAAAGCCAAACGCGTTTTGTTGAGCCGCCGTCAAAATAGCGCCGCTGACGAATGTTGTATTTGGTGCAATTGCCATAATTTATTCTCCTTTAGAAACTTAATAAGTTATTATCGAGGGTTCCCCAGAGCGCATTGTCAAGGGTAAAAAATCCAAGGTTGTCCGTGCTCTCGAAATTGTACGAGACGAGGTGACTTGTTGGGGTGATGTTGTGCGAAACGCCCGAAACCATAAGGACTTGGGTGCTTGAGGACGGAGAACCGGTCACAAAGTTTTTCACCACGGTCGCGATTGACGTTAGGTCAAGATTGAGCGCGATGTTTTGATTGGCGGTGGTCAACGCGCCGAGTTCGGTTGTGAGGCCGGTGAACCTCAAAACGGGCGTTGCATACTTGCCCAAAACGTAATTGCCCAAACCCGCTACCTCGGCGGTCGTTGAGTTGAGGAGGTTGGTGTCTGAATAGGTCTGAGTTTGGTTTTGTGCAATGGACGCCGCGTTGCTTGTTGTTTGCACCGCTCCCGCTGGGCTCTGAGTGATGACGTAGTTATATAAAAGAGTGTCCCCAAATTGGTTTTGCAATGTCTGGAATGCAAGACCCGTTCCGTCACCATTGAATGTTGCAGCCGACGCGGTAAGTACCGTTCCTCGACCTTTCCAAGTGAACGTCCCATTGGCGGCCATATAGACTTGACCTTGCTCCGATGAGGTTATTTGTTGAATGTAATTGAGTAAATTCGTATCTTGAGCAATGCTGAAATCGGCAGACGCCGCGGTCCCTCCGAGCGTTGAGGTCCCCGTTGTCACGCTGCGAGCACCTTGGTAGTTGACCTCGGAATATGCAAGAACGTTATTGATTCGCGTACTTGTTGACTCGGCGGTCGTGGTGTGCGCGTTAAGTTGAAGGTTTGCAAAAACCGTGAAATTGTCGGAGCATTGTGCAAACATCAAATCGTTATTTGCGAGGTCATAGTCAAGATTCCAACTCGTAATAAGTCCGGTATAGATTGCGATTCCGTTTGCATTGATGATAATCGGCAATCGAGGTTGAATGCCCGTTGTACCGGTGGAAGGTGACCCAATCCAATATGGCGATGACGTGTTGAGCGGGTCAAGGGACCGACCTTTGTTCCAAAATGTCACCGTTGCTTGACCCGATTGGAACTCTTGCAATTGTCGAGAGCGCCCCCGACCGATGTTTATATTTTGCACCAAACTTGTCAAGTCGACATAGGTGATTCCGCCCAAAGTGCCTCGGCCCGTAGTGTTGAGGACGCCGTTGACCGCGTCGTCAAGGATAAACGGTTGCCCAAACGCGGTTGTCGATTGAAACCCGACGAGGACTTGAATCACCGGTTGAGTCATACGCCCACAAAAACCGTTCCGCTTACGCGCTGGGCCGCCAAAATTGCGTCGATGATTTGTTGACCCATTAGCGCCGGGGTTGCCACAAGGCCCGCACTCACGTTGACCGTGATGCCTTTAGCAGCGTTTAAATTCTGCTGAGCGGTATTCACGCCGCCGCCAAAAAACGCGGTTGACGAACTCAATCCAAGTTGATTTGCTGCACCGGCAAGACTCCCCAATGCCTCTTGGAATTGTCCGAATACTCCCGGTATCCCAATCATCTCATCGGTGACCGCGGAGCCCGCAACGGGTCCGAGGTTTAAGAGTTGAGCAAGACCGTCGGGACCCAGACCGTACCCAACGAGGGTTGAGAGATTAGCGGCGAATTTCTTGGCCATTGTGACTTGCTTGGCAAACTCGCCCACCGTGGTCATTGAGGCTTTTTTCTGCTGAGCCGTCGTCAAATTGGTTTCGGCATCGGCAACGCCCTGAATCGCTCTGGCGAGATTGTCCGCATCATCAGACTGCTCAGCCGTGTTGAGAGCCTCATACGCCATTTGGCGGGCCTGTAGCGCGGTCGTGACGGCATCGGCGGCGGTTGCATTGGTGTCAAATGCCTCTCGGAGGCTGACCATACCGGACAACTCGCCCGACGTGCTTTTGGCAAAATCTGCCATTTCTGCCCGAGCCTCTTTAAGCGCGTCTCGATATTTCTCAATGGATTTTTTGGATTTTTCCTCAAGCGTCTTGGAGAAATCCTTTGTTGACGTGTCCGCGGACTTTGTGCCGGTCTTGACTTTGTCAAGGACTTTGACCGTATCGGCGGCGGCAATGTTGTTGGCAATATAGTTTTCGCGCAATCGTCCAAATCGAGCCGCCTCAGCGTCAACGGCGTTTGTAATTTCTGCGGATTTTTTGGTGTGGTCGCTTGTAAGCCAAGTCAACGCTTTGAATAATGGATTGACTACGGAAATAGCGTCTCCAAGTAAATCAAAAGCATCGCCTAACAAACCAGTTTGAGGAATTGCACCTTTGACGTTATTGACAAAATTTGAAACTTTTGTGGTCACAACTGCAAGATTGGTGGCCAAATTGGTCATTGGCGTAAGGACGAGATAACCGATTGATTCCTCAAGTTCACCGACCGCAATTTTTAACTTCTTGAATCCGCCAGACGCGCTATTCGCTGCCGTTTGGGACATTCCAGCAAACGATGTTTGGAGTCCAATGAGCACCCCGTCAAGGTCTTTTGCTTTGACCGCGTTTTGGTCAAGCGGAACTCCTAATTTGCTGAGGGCTCCAAAATTTCCATTGACCGCTTTTGACAAACTTAAAGAAACGGTCGTCAAATCCTTATTTGTTCCGGCGGAAATATCTAATGCCAAATTCATCAAGGTTTGAGCCTGAGTGACGTCCTTGGTTGCTCGAATAAGGTTGCCAAGTGCCGGGCGCAATTCATCGTCCGTTACCGCGGCGCTCAGCATTGTTTTTGAGATATATCCTTCAACCGCTTTGATTTGTTTATCGGTCGCACTTGTGTTTGTGCGGATAGTTTGCTCAAGCAGATTGACGGACTTTTCGTCATCGGCTGCGGCTTTTACCATTCGTCCTAGTTCGGCTGTAACCGCACCGATTGAAATTGCACTCTTGAGCGAGTTCGTGCCAATCCCGGCAATAGATTTGTTTGCGGCGTCGGCTCCGGTCTTGTTGTATTCGGTAAGAATGTCAACGATAATTGCCACGGGTTAGCCTCGCTTCAACAAACTTTTGTTGGTCTTTTGTTCAATGATTTTGACCTGAGTTTTGACGTAGGCGGTAAGTGCCGGAATATGAGATTCCGCACCCGGCCACATATAGCGCGACGGTCCTTTTTTGCCTTGACGGTCGCCGTCCTTGTGCGGAACATCTACGCCCTCAAGATTAGGGACAAACGTTTTTGATTTGCCCGCATTGCGCGAACCCGCTACGTCATAGATTGCTCCGGCGGCGTTGCTCTGGATGATTGAAAACATCGCGTAGTTTTGACGACTTGCCTTTTTCTTTTTCTTGCTCGGTCCGCCACTCTTAAATCGAATACCGGCTTTGACCCGAGGGAAATTCCAGCGTGTCGAGTCTCCGCGGTCTTTAATCAAAACGCTATTTGCCATTGAATTAAGCGGGTTACCGTCTGGGTCAAGGTTGGTCAAGTATTGCCGAACCGCTTGAATAGCGGGTTTAGCCTCGCGTCGGATATTGGCGTTAATTTGCTTCACCGTTTCGGGCTCAACCTTTTTAAGAATTGCGAGCGCCTCCGTGAGTCCGTGGACTTGTGCGGATGACTTGGCGCTCATTTTTTGTTCCTATCGATAATCGCTTGATTGAGAGTGTTTGCAAGTGTCAACGGCATTTGGATAATTTCCGAATATGGAATCCCGTTGAGGATTAGTCCGGCAATGACTCCGTGGATACCGTCACGCCAAAAGGGAGACGTTCGACCTTGTACGAGATACCTTTCACCTCGTCTTTGAATTTTTCAATGTTCGTCACACGGCCCAATTGTTTATGAGACAAATAAGCCAGAGTGACGAGATATTCCATTGAGAGGTTCTCGTCAATTGCTTTGATAATTGAGACGGTGTGCAACCGTTCAAATTCCAACAATGACGAAACCGTCAAACAAATTTCGTGTTCGCTGCCATCGACGAGCACCGTCGCGATAAACAACTCAAACATTAGGACGTCGCTGAGGTGTAGAGGCCACCTTGAAACGAAATCGCCCCGGTAGAGGCAAGGTCACCCACGGCACCATTTATCGGACTTAGGCTCGACATAAGGCTCGCCGAGAGTGTCAGAGTCGGATTTGACGCACTCACCGCGGCGGACGTTGGTCGCATAATCACCGTGGTCGGAGTTCCGACAAGGGTGTTGAGAGTTGCCCAGACCTTAGAGGCCGCAAAATCTTGGTTGAACGTAATCGTTGCTGAGTTGTTTTGAATGCCACCAATAAAACTATGTCCGTTGGTGCTCGTTGCCGAAAACGCGGTTGATTCAACGGCGTCCACGGCTTGAACGAATTCAACCGAGGAGACGTATGAACTCAAATCAATTGCGTTGACTGAGCAGAAAATATCTTTGTTGACGTAGATAGCCATTTGTTATTCCTTTTCCTTTTTGGGTTGTGTTGTCGGTGCAATATGCCCCGAGTTAATAAGAGCATCAATTGAGCAACCGTCGAGTTCCTCGTCGGTTATTGAGTCTCCGATTGATTTGTTTGCGACCATATCGGTCAAGACTTTATACGTTGACATTTTGCTCCTTAAGCGGGATATCCGACCCAAGGGACGGTGATTTGGTAAGCGGGTAGGTCTTGCCCTCCGACGCTGTAGACGGTACTACTTGCCGAGGTTGCACCCGTGGCATCGATGACAATGTCGACGAGGTTGAGGAGAGCAATGAGGGCGTCCAAGTTGCCGGGTGGCGGCTGGACCGCCGTGACGATGAACTCCATTGAGATTTGTACCGGCGTTGAGCGCGTAATTGTCGGAGGGTCGATGATAACGCACCCGGGACGAATGTTTCTGGCATCCGACACAACCACCAAGGACGCGTCCTCAAGAGTCTCGACAAGACGTTCACGCGCTTCATTGCATCGGCCCACTATGCGACCTGAGCACGGTTGCAACCCCAGAGGCGGAGGATTTGACCCATTGCTCCAACGGGAGCGGGTGTCGACATTACGTCAAACGACTGAAACGAATCAAGCGAGCCGCGCTCACGGTAAAGAGCAGCCGCGTACATCGTCGTCCCGAGTTGAACATCGGAGCCACAAGTTGACACGGAATCCGTATAGCCCGCGGCTTGACGTCGACGATACGCGACCGCGTTAGCCGCGTCGGTGCAAGCGGCCACGAACAATTCGTCGTTCATCGTTGCCGGGTCAATGCCGAGCCAATTCAAAACGTCTTGGTCATCAATCCAAGTCACCGTGACGGAATACTCAATTGTCCCGACCGCTGCTTCGCGTCCTACATCGTCACCGACATTTTCAAACAAAACTTGGTTGGGAATCGTAACGCCTACGTTGTAGGTGTAATCGCCTTGGTCGTTGACTCCCGTGAATAAATATTCTGGTATTGCGCGAACAAGTAATGACGTATCGTCAAAATCGTCACCGACTCCCGCGACGTCAATGAGGTCACCGACGTCGAGGTCGTGAGGCGTCAAGGTTTGCAGCACGGCGATATTTTCTAATCGCATTCTATTAGTGACCGTAAAAGTCGCCACGCTGAAATCCTTTTCGTTTCTCGGTGTTAGTTAGTAGGACGATGCCTTGATGAACTTAGTTGCATCAATCATCAGCGTCCCGAAATACCCTCTCCAGGCAATCGTGGTTGAGAGAGTTGAGGGGTTTGCAATGCTCAATGCTCCGCGCTGAGTTTCCCAGCATTCGAAACCACTTGGGTCCCCGAGAATCAAGGTATCGGCCGCAAAATTGCGGTCAACTACAACGCGCATTCCAAACGCGGTTCCGTTGTCGCGGTTACCTTGGAGGTCACCGTAGGCGTTGTATGGTCCCACGTTCGGGAACAATGGTCGTCCGGCGTCGTCGGTCAAACGCATCAAGTCACCCCATACATCCGGGGAGCACCAAAGAGTATTCGGGAGGTTTCCGTTTGAGTCTGACAAAATGTCTGACGCTGCTTGAGCAATCCACGCGGCCCAATCTGCGGGAACCGTTGGGTCTGCAAATGCGTTGGAGTTTGTCACGGCGGCGAGAAAATCGTCCGCGGTTTTGTTGTCCGTGCCATTTGCATAAATTCGACCCATATCGTCAAGGAGAGCGCCGAGCACGTCCGGTTGGGACCAATCCAATGTTTGTTCGGACACATCCACATATCCGCCGAAGGTGTATTTCGTGACGGTGTTTGCCGTGACGACCATTGTGCCTTGAGTGAGCGCGGTGTTTTGTGTGCTCTGGACTCCTTGGGAGACGTGAGTTGTCACACTTGGACGAATGAATGTTGCACCCGCCATTGGCATTGCGCGAACTCCAAACGAATCGACGACAGGACGAGTCCCTCGGAAATTGTTGTAGATAGGAGCCACAATCGGTTCTGGAATGATGCCGGGAACATCAGAAGTAATGACGTTCGGCGCACTAGCGCGGAGGTTTGCGGAGAACTCAGCAAAGACGGAACCGCCAGCGAGACTTGCTTGAATATATTCAACTGCGGTTGGCATTTTGAATTCTTTTTTCGGCGCTGCAAAGAGCAACTCCGTTGGTTTTGTTGCAGCCTCAACGACTGCGGTTTCGATTGGTTCTGACATTTCTGTTTCCTTTTCTGTTTCTGGTTGGGGTTCATCATCCTCGGGGGTCGAGGCTGCGACTTGTAAAATTTTCGCGTCGGTAAATGCTCCGGCGGTAACGAGTGATAACTCGCTCCACGTTGCTTTTGTGACGGTCATCGTTCCGGTCTTTTTGTCAATTGTGTAATCAATGGGCTCGGCTCCTACGGAAACCGCGGTGACCACGGAGTCAAGCATCAAGGTCATTTGGTCGCGCCCGGCTGCGGTGTCTGAGAGTTTTGCCTCAAACATCATTCCGGTTGAATCTGAAACGCGTTGAGTGACAATTCCAACGGGACGTGAGGAATCGTGAAACTCAAGAAGGACCGGCGCGGGACCGTCAACGGGGAGAGAGCCCTCAAGGAATTTCACGCGCTGGCCCGTCGAGACGGTTGCTTCAACATTCCAAGGAATGGCGAGGCCCGTAATAGTGCGACGAGGCTCGGTGCTACCGGGTGCGGCGGCGTCAAGCGTTATTGGTGTCGCTTCAAAACGAATCATTGGTTTGCTCCTTGGGGGGTTTGGACAATTGGTTCAACGGGAATATCAATTGCAAGTTCCCCGAGGTACGACTCGACGTCAAATTTGACGTGGCGTCCATTAGGCAAAACATCATTCATTGACAAACGTTCATCTATGGCGTGGGCTAGGGGACGTGACCCGAACTCGTAAAGTTGACGTCGAGAATCTTGAGCGTTTTGATAGGTCATCCCCGGAATACCGATTCCAAGAATCCACGCGGGAATGTTTGACAAACGTGAGAGTTCCAACGCTGAGTGTTGACGGCCCTCCGTAATTTGCAACTTGCTGGGGTCTTGGTCAAACGAAACCCAATTGACAAAACCGTTTAGAGCACCTATCGAATTTGTGCGGCGAGCGGCGCTCCAGCCTTGCGCGAGTTCACCAAGTTCGTCCGCGGTCATCGGCTCGGAGTCTTTTGTCTGCTGCAAATAACCGGCGGCAATTTCATTTGAGGCAAATCGCTCGGCTGCTTGGTCAAGTCTGAGCGCGGTGTTGATAACTCGACGACCCATAAAAATTATCCCCTGAGTTGGGGATAAGAATGTTATTACGTTTTCGGCATTGAGAGGCATTCCGTTGAATTGAATTTCCGACGGATTGCCGAACCATTGCGGACCGTTTTGTCCGGGCGTTGAGATATTGGATTGAGGGAGCCATTGAAACGTGGCGGGAAAACCGTTTGCATAACGTGAGGTCACGGCCCACATAGCGCGACCGTACATAAACAAATCACTCACGGTTTGAGAGATGATGAAATTACGCGTAACCGTTGGGTCTGGGCGCGTCATCCACGATTCGCCCGGCACATAGATTTCCTCGTATCGCTCGCCGGTCCATTGGAGGGTGTAGGACTGTAGGTCTAGGCAAGCGATAGAGGATGCCAACAAATCTCGAGCACGGTTTATGGTCGGGATACTGAGGGCGAGTTCTTCCATAGTCCCGACAGAATACGAAAAGAACTCGCCGATTTGAGAGGCTCCACCAGAGGCAGCGCGGACGGGCTCGGAGTTAAACGCGCCGGTCGTAATCTTGCGATTGAATAGAGCCATTGGTCAGAGTGTGACACACACAAAACCAATTTGCGAGCGTCTCAAATAAAGATAGAGAATTTCAAGATGAGGCAAACGCGGCGCGTTTTGGTGCGACGGGACGGCTCGACATTGCGACCGCAAAGACGAGGCACCGAGCGAGTTCAATAGCGCCGGGAGAGCGAGTTGAGGACAAAGTCAATCCCGCTTGGTGCTTGACCGGTACGGCCCGAGCAACGTGCTCGTTGAGCAACAATTCCCCGTGATGCTTGACGCGATTTTCTTTAATCATTTGGCGAACTATGGCGGTCCATTTTGTCATTTCCCGATGACCAACCGTTGTTGTCTTGGGTTTAAGTTTTGCGGGTAATTGGATTTCCAGCCCAGCGCCAATTGCCAATTGCAACGTGTTGTCCGCGCTCATCATTTTTTCTATGGTTTTCCACGCTCCCGCAAGAGTCGCCTCAACAAATGCAACCTCGACAATTGTTTCCTCGTCAATCTTTTTTGCCCGGAGTCCGACGACGCGGTCTTGAGTCAAGGATTGGTCAACGGCAAGAACGCCGCCGTCACCCAAGGCAATTTCCGTTGTCAAGGACTCCCATAGACCCGCCTCCAGCCAACTTGTAGCAGAAGCAACAAAGACGTTGCACGTTGCGCGCAAAAATGAGCCGCGCTGCATTGTCAAAGATTCGGCCCGGAGAGTTTCTACGTCGAGGGTGTGACCGAGTGCCGGGTTTGCATAGGCCCACGCCTCCGGAGTCATCGGGTCGATGTTGTGAGGCGGCGAATACTCCGCAAAATAATAGTTGCCCGACTCGTTGGGTTTATCAATTGCCCGCAATCCCATTTCTCGTTTTGCCAAGAGCGTCGCACTCGCCTCGGTCCCGGCGGTTGACCACATTGAGCAAAGTGCAGACTTGCGAGCCTTTTGGGTGGGGATAATGGCGTCGTCAATTATTGAATCGCCAATTGCCCAGACCTCATCAATAATGAAACAATCCACGGTGAGGCCGTGAAAATTGGTCGGGGTTGCGGCGCGAGTCCAGAGTTTGGAGCCGTCTGGCATAACAAGACCCATTCGCCCATACGACCAAGACGCCTCGGCGCGAAATTTTTCAATGAGAATTGGTGCAAGTCGCTCGAACAACAATGTCGCAATGTCCAGACGATGCGCGGTCGTGACAACATTTTGTGGACGGTCCCGTCTGGCGCCCATTGTGCAGAGCCACCAACCGGCAAGAGCGATTTGACACTCCGATTTTCCATTTTGACGCGCTACGGAAACCAGCGATTGGCGATTGAGCAAATTGCCTTGACCGTCGTGGGCAAGTTGTCCCCGGAGGACGTGCAATTGCCACGGCATCATTTTTGTGTCAAGAAAACGCTCGGCCCAATCCGCGCACTCGTCTCCAAACGTGTCATTACCTACTATCTCAACATTCTCGGTTTCTGAGAATGACCACTCAGAGCGTTTAGTCTCTAATCGGGGAAACTCTTGTTTCATAAGGCTCAATCCGTCTGAATCCCTTATAAAATAGGGGTTTGAACGAG